TCATGCTACAAGGCTTCGCATTTCTCTGTTTGCTCCTGCCTCTGACGCATGAGCGTATAAGTCCAGCGTTATCGTTATGCTTGCATGTCCCATGATATACTGTAAATTCTTCGGGTTCATGTTCTTCTGTGCAAGCTGTGTGCAGAACGTATGTCTTAGGCTGTGGGGCGTTATCCTCGGCAACGGCGTTTTCTCATGACTCTTGTTATACTTCTTTACAACGCCATTCAGTACCGATTTATAATTGCTCTCCTGCATAGGCTTTCCACTAGGGCTGATGAACAGAAAATTGTGGTAGCCGTCTATCTCCTTGAGTGTCGGCTTCTGCTTCCTTTTCAGCACCCTCTTAAAGGCTTTCTCTGTTTCCTCGCTCATAGGCACGTTGCGGAAACCGCTCTTTGTCTTTGGCTCTGCTATGTAGAAACCGTCCTTGTCCCTAAGTAACTGATGATTGATACGGATTGCATGGTTCTTGAAATCAATATCGCTCCTTGTCAGTCCGCACAGCTCCGAGATACGCAAGCCTGTTTTCAGCAGGATAAGCACATCATCATGATACTTCTGATAGGTTCTGTCCTGCTCCATGAAGTCTAACAATCTTGCTTCCTGTTCCTCGCTCAATGCGACTTTCGGCTTGCTGTCGTCCTCTATGACCTCGCTTAGCTGGAAATTAAAAGGGTTCTTCCTTACATAATCGTCCTCTATTGCCATGTGGAATGACGCTTTCAGGGAACGCTTGTAGTTATTGATTGTCTTGTAGGAAAAACCGTTCTCTTTCATTCTGACCGCCCATTCCTTAGCGTCTGACGGCTTTATGCTGTCTATGCTCCTTGCTCCCAGTTTGTCCTGTTCCAACGCTTCCATGAGGTATTTACGCCCCTGTTGGGTGCTTTTCTTCACGTTCGGTCGTTGGGCGTTCTTTTTGGCGTATAGCTGGCACAAGGTCATCTTGCTTCCCTTTGTGTCGATACCGTCATATAAATCACGCTGTATGATACGCTCTTTTTCCCTTAGCGACAAGTCCTCACGCTTTCCTGCTGGTGTCTTGTCCGTAGGCAACAGCTTCCATGCGTAGACATACTTTGTTTTTCCCAGTGCGTCCACATATTTATAGGTGTACCTGCCGTCTTGTCTTTGGCTCTCTCCTCTGTATAAGATACGGTTTCTGTTATCCCGTCTTTTTGCTGATGACATTCTTTCTTAACTCCTTTCAAAGTAAGAAAGAGCCTTGCTGTAACGACTTATACACATCTTATCACACACAAGGCTCTTTTTCACTAGATTTGTTCCAATCGGTCTATGACTTTTTCAAATTTCTTTTTCTTGATGAGCATACGGTTTCCGTTCATCACAACACATTCCTCTTTGTATTCGTTGGCAAGCTGGCGGAGCTTGTTCTCCCCGATACGGAAATAACTGGACGCTTCCTCTATCGTCATGAGGTATCTTTCCCATAACGGCATACTTAAATCGTGCATAGATATGACACCTCCTTTCCTCGTAGTTTTGAAGCGGTCAGACGGCTTGTGTCAAAGCCCACAGGGATTGCACCTCTGCATGGTTCTCATGTAGCCGTACCCATTGCGTGCGACGCTCTGAACGCTCAAGCTGTGGCTGTACGGGAGTATCATTATCAGACGGGACAGGTCATGACTGGAAAAGGGGACAAGCCTTTTCTATGAACACAGACATTTCTCGCTCGCTTACAGGGCAGGAAATAAGGTCGTGGCGTGTCTGCTCCAACGGCTCGCTGTCCGTCTAACGTATCTGACCGCTTTATTCACTTATCAAAGAACGCTTGAAAGAAGAAATCTCCCCTACACCATTAATACAAATAGAAAGGTGCATTTTGGCAAAAATCGCTTTGCTTTCTTCCTTTCACACCATATAGGGACAGCAAAGTGCTGTTTGCTAAGTTGATTGATAAAAAAATTTCACTTTTTTCCTCTTTCACTCCATATCAGTCCGCTAAAAGACGATTTGTTGCAAAAATGCTTTGCTTTTTTCCCTTTCACTACATATAGGGACAGGAAACGGCGTTTTGCTTCCATTTTTGAAAAGAAATTTCTCTTTCTACTCCATATAGGGACAACAACATGCGATTTAATGACTAAATCCAGAAATTTTTTTATCTTTCTTCTTCCACACCATATCTGTCCAGCAAGTAGCTGTTTGTTAAGCTGGAAGCGAAAAAAATCAAGATTTCTTCTTTCTATCCCATATCTGTCCGCTGACCGCCCAAATAATGACTGTTTGCGGAAATTTCTTGAAAATATTTTCCAATCAAAAATACCGCTATTCCTTAGAAACAGCGGTATCAGCCTATAATCACATCGGATATGTCGGTTGTCATTTGCTTGATTTTCAATTCCTGTTTGTCTGTCAATCTCGTCTGCCTGTCGATTGCTTCCAAGTAGTTCGCCCCCGTTTCCTTTTCAATCTCCTTTATCATCAGCAGAGAGGGCATGACCTGCCGTTCCAGCCAGCGTATCGTCTTATCCATGTTGACGGCAACAGGTGTCATGATGAACGGGAGGGAAGCGGTCATATTCTCAATGAATATATCCCACAGGATATAGTCGGGAAAGTCCACTTGCATGAGGACAAGGCTTGCAATGGTCTGTTCGGGATTTCTTGAAAAAATAAGTTCTTCCACCGCCTGTCCTGCCTTTTCATTTTTTAGTCGGATTTCAAGACGGTTCTTGATGTCGGTCTGTATGCCTTTGTTCCTCTGCTCTTTTTCTTTCTCGTACAGGCAGAAGTAGATAGGGCTGTTCTTTGAACCGATATAAAAGGTCTTTGCGGTATCTCCCTTTGCCCCCGACAGTTTTCCACTGTCCACGCCCTCATATTTCCTTGAGCGTTTCCATACCTTATCGGCGTAATAGCGTTCTCTTAGGATTTCTATATCCAGCAGTCCGCCCATATCATTGACAGCCAAGTCAAGACGCTTAAAGATACCCTCATAGTCCATACAACGGCTCAAAAAGTGATACCAGCCTGTTTTCCTTGCCTGTAGGACGTGTTCCAAGTGCCGACAGCCCATGCCCTTTAATTCCAGTAAAACGCCCATAGAAGCGTCTTTGGAAGCGGTAACAATAATCTCGCCATAGCGGTATAGTTCTTCATAGCCGAACAGCCCGTAATCTTCATGGATAAAGTATTCAGCTTTCATAGCTAGCACGTTTTTGATAATCTCCAATGCGTCCGTAGTAGGGAAGCGGACACGCAGATAATCAATATTCAGCGTAAAAGGCTGTGTGCATTTGCAGTAGTCCAAATAATGCAGGAGCGTATGCTTCATTTCTTTGCTGGCTCTTGTTTTCCCGTTCTCAATCTCATTCAGGTTTTGCCTGCTGATGTGCAGTTCCTTTGCCAGTCTGCTTTGGGAATAACCGCAGGCGTTCCGTTTTGTTTTCAATGCTTCGATAAATTCCATGTCATTCGTAAACGTCAAATCATGCGCCTTGTCGAACTGACTTTTTTATGCCAAACTCTAAAGAACACGAAAAAACTAATAGTTTTTTAGAGGAGGCAAACACAATGGATCAATCAACTCACGATGTTCGCATGACCAACTGGCTAAACATCATCAGTCAGTGCCAGAACCGTCCTGCCGGTATTTCGGCAAAGCAATGGCTTGCCGAAAATGATGTAAATGAAAAATCTTACTATTACTGGCTCCGTAAGATTCGCCGGGAAGCCTATGAGCACAGGGCAGAACTTCCGGATGTAACCAAGTCTTCAGAACTCTCTTTTGTGGAAGTGCCATTAAAAGCTCCGGAATCTTCCGATGCATTACACCACACAGATATCAGCATGGTACCTTCCGCGGTACTAAAAACAGACAGACTTACCATTGAAATTTCAAACGATATTTCAGCATCCCTGCTGACCGGTCTTTTACAGGAGGTGCTTCATGCTTGAAGATTCAGCCGGGATCCGCAGGGTAGTTCTTGCCTGCGGATATGTGGATCTCCGTAAAGGGATCGATGGTCTGTCCATGATCATCGGTGACAGATATCATCAGAATCCTTTTGAAAAAGGAACCCTCTTCCTCTTCTGCGGCAGACGGTCTGACCGGATCAAAGGCCTTCTCTGGATGGGTGACGGTTTCCTCCAGCTTTACAAAAGGCTGGAAGCCGGTTCCCTGTCATGGCCAAGAACCAGTGAAGAAGCCGCAGACCTTACCGAGGAGCAGTTCCGGTATCTTATGATGGGGCTGAATCCACTGAACCCGAAAGTAAAGGAAGTAACGCCAAAGAGTCCGGTCTGATTTGTGCAAAACATAGATTTTTTCCTGCCGTATAGCGGTTCCGGTTTGTAGCAGTGCCAGCCGGATTTTGAGCCTTCTGTATGGGGCCCATGCCTGCACCGTGCGGAGAGGACGGCTTTTTCAGTTCCTTGAAAACTTTATATTTCCTTATGCCTACAGCTGTCATACAGCCTTACAGGTATAGGCAGAATGACGAAGCCTGCTTGTCAGACGATTCGCAATCCCTTTTATTTTCTGGTATAATAAGACCAGAAATAAGGAGCAGATGATGGCAGCAAAACACGCACTGGAAGAACTGAATAACTGCAGCCGGGAAGAACTGATCACGATGATCCTCATGATGCAGGGACAGCTGGATGCCCTGAATGAGAACATCGAGAAGCTGATCGAGCAGGTGCGTATCGCCAACAGTTACCGGTTTGGAAAACACACGGAAACCCTGGATTCCATTGACGGACAGCTATCTTTCTTCGATGAGGCGGAAAGCTGCTGTGACCTGTCTGCACCGGAACCGGCCGAAGAAGAAGTCATCCCTTCACGCCGCCGGAAGAAAAAGGGACAGCGTGAGACCGACCTGAAAGATTTCCCGGTGGATATCATTCCTCCTTATCGTGTATCCAAAGAAGAACTGGATAACTTTTACGGAGCAGGCAACTGGCGCCGACTGGAGGATGAAACCTATAAAAGGCTGCGGCATGAGCCGGAATCCTGGACGGTTGAAGTGCACACCGTAGAGGTCTATCTCGGAACAGGTGGGGAACACCAGGATGAATTCTTACGCGGAAAGCGCCCGAAGGATCTGCTTCGCGGAAGCATTGTTACTCCTTCCCTGCTTGCGTCCATCCTGAATGTAAAGTACGTGAATTCCTCTGCCCTGCACAGGATCGAGCAGGAATTTAAACGTAACGGTGTAAATATTTCCCGGCAGACCATGTCGAACTGGATCATCCGCTGCTCGGAAAAATATTTTGTTCCTTTTGTGGAATGCATGAAGCAGGAACTGCTTTCACTTCCCGTCACACAATCAGACGAGACTCCGACACAGGTGATCGGGGACAGTGACCGCCCCAACAGCATGTGCTATATGTGGGTGCACCGTTCCGGAGAGTTCTATAAAGACCGTCCGGTAGTGGTCTATGAGTACCAGAAGGGACGTGGCCACGAAAAGCCCCTGAATTTCTACCGGGATTATAAAGGGATCCTTGTCACGGACAGTCTGGAGCAGTATCATCTGCTGGACAGAAAGCTGCCGGATGTGACAAATGCCAACTGCTGGGCGCATGCAAGAAGAGCTTTTGCGGATGCGGTGAAAGCAGCAGATAAAAAGGATCCGCAGGCCGTGAAAAGCTCCGTGGCATACCGGGCATTGCAGAAGATCGCGGAATTCTACAGCATCGACACCGGGTTAAAAGAGCTTCCGAAGGAAGAACGTCTTAAGCAGAGGCAGGAAAAAATACAGCCGATGGTTGAGGAGTTTTTTGCGTGGGTAAAACAGCAGGTGTCTGAATATGCCGTACCGCCAAAGTCAAAAACCGGTCAGGGACTGAATTTCATCATCAATCAGGAGAAATATTTAAAAGTGTTCCTGACAGATGGTGATGTTCCCATAGATAACTCTGCATCGGAACGGGCTATCCGTACTTTCTGTGTCGGTAAAAAGAACTGGATGTTCCATAACACAGCAAGAGGAGCCGAAGCGAGTGCCCTTGTCTACAGCATTTCAGAAACAGCCAAACTGAATAACCTGCGCCCGTACTATTACTTCAGACATATCCTGACAGAGCTGCCGAAGCTGTGCGATAAAAAAGGAAATATAGATCCGGCAAAACTGGACATTCTGATGCCTTGGTCATCAGAGCTTCCGGAGGAATGCCGAAAACCACGTCACTCATAAGGGTGGCGTTGATTTTAAGTGCACGCGCATGATTTGACGTTTACTGTCATTCATGTTCATTCCTCCAATCAAAAAAGGCATACGCCCATAGGAGCATACACCTTGTATTTTTTGCTTCCGATATGCTGTTTTCGACCTGTCGGGTAGAAATGACAGGGTGTGAAGTGCAGTAAGTTCTTATAACTTCGTACATCGTTTCATATCGGGATTTTTGTAATTGTTTTGTGCCTTGTTTCTTGTAATAGTACCCCCCTGTTAGATAACGGGGGCTTTGTAAGGCTCGCAAGCTCGCCCAACCCCCGCAGTGAACCGCCCCCGCGCCCCCCAGCGCCGCGGGCGCGGGCCGCCCGGGCCCGGGGGCGATTGCCGCCCCAGTTACCGCCCCAGCCGCAGAAGATGAAAAGGAAGAGCACGATGATCCACCACGAACCATCGCCGCCAAAGCCAAAGCCGTTGCCATTGTTGGTATTGGCGGGCTGCACCGGCATAGTCAAGCCGATGTTGTCAGAAGAAAGAGACATTTTGTACTCCTTTCGAAATTTTTGATAAAAAGTGTATCTCGACCGTGGCCACGGTTACGACTTAGTGTAAAAACTGCTGGAACTGCTGAGCCATTGTCTGAAGCTGGTTGAGCTGGTCTTGGCTCATCCGCCCGGATTGCAGGAGCTTTTGCACCTCCTGCTTTGGATCGCCCTGAAAATTAGCCTTGAACTGCTGGAACTGCTGCATCATCTGGCCGAACTGGCCCATAGGGCCGGCCATGGAGGATGCTTTGCCGCCGCCCAGTGCATCAAAAAGAGGGTTTGCCATGATCACTTGACCTCCGTTTCGGTTTTTGTGGGCTCCTGCTTTTCCAGTGCTGCACAGCGGGCTGCCAGGGCGTCAAACTCTGCCCTGGTGACAAACTCCCCGCCGGGCTGCTGCGCCGTCTGAGGGGGCATTTTTGCCGCCGTGGTGCGTTCCTTATAGTCAAAGACGCGGAGAGGCAGCGGCATCCCGCTGGCGTCGGTGCTCTTGATGTAAAAAGCGCTGTTTTCGCTGTCCATCAGCAGTACGCTGTTGCCTGCGGCGACCATATAGGCTTTTGCGCCCTCTTCTCCCTGCACCCAGATGATAGAGGGCGTAGCCTGTGCTGTCTGTGCTGTCGGCTGCTGCATCATGGGAGACTGATAGCCCACTCCCTGCCTGAGTTGAGCGAGGTTGTCCGGCATTGGCTGGCCGTAGTATGTCGGCATCTGATACGCATACGGATTGTAAGGCATCGTTTACTCCTCCTTATACCAGTAGTAGATCGGGCATTCTGCGCCGCTGTCCCAGCTGTCCCACCACGCACCGTCGATCACGGTCAGGACGTGCCCGGAGCAGCCCAGTACATACACGCCGCGCGGGTACTCCCGGGCAAAATCTGCCACGGTGTAACAGGTGGTGCAATCCGCTTCCACCATGCGGCGCTTGAACCCGCGCTTTTGAAGGTACGCGCCCCATGTGCGGTTGGCGCTGGGCATATCGCCGAGGGCGTAGCCGGTGAGTGCCAGCGCAATATACGCCTGCTCCCAGCTCCGGCCGGTGGCCGCAGCTACCGCCCGCACTACGCAGTCCCCGACGCTGCTCCCGCGCGGGTTCGGGTTAAACCTGTGCCACATGGCGCCCCCTCCCTTCGCGCCCAGTGTACTTTTTTAAACCGCTGGGAGAGACAACGAACGTCAAATGAAGGACAAAAAATCTTGGTTAAAGCTTGATTAGAGCTTGATTACTGTGAGCAAAAAAGAAAAGCGCCCACACGGAAAAATCCGCATGAACGCTTAAAGATATAAATATACTTATATAAAATGATGCAAAATAGAAAGTTTGAACGTTTTACTTGCAAAAAAAATCCCCCACTTTGCCTACAACGTACCCCGAGTGGAACGCAGGGCTTCGGCAAAGCAGGGGATTTTTTATGCCGCCAAAACGGCTAAGTCTAAAATCAAGAGCGGAACCGTCCACAGGCAATGCCGCTCTCTACAAAGGCCGTAGCCTTTTAAATATCCACCCTAATGCGCTTCTTCGAGAGGCCGGGTGGATTTGTTGATGTTATTTTACCACAATTCGTGCAAAAAGAAAAGCGGCAGACCCGAAAGCCTGCCGCTTCAATGCGATTTCGTGAAAAATCGCACCCAATTAAGATTATGGTATCACACATCCAGCATTTTATCAATAATTTTCAGCCTATTGCCGATTGATGTCCGACAATACGGCACACGCGCTGCAATATCAACTTGGCATAGCTGGTCAACGTACCGCAACCGGGCGATTTTCCGGTCATACCTCCCAAGCGGTGCACGTTTTATCACAGCTTTTATCTGTTCTGCATTAAGCCCTTGCAACGCTGGCGGAAAGACTACACGAGCCGCCGCCACAGGCAGCACCGAGCCAGAAGGGCTGCGGAAGCTGTCCGGCGTTGCGCACCATATTGCCAATGCTGGCAAAACGGTGACAAATTGAACTTTTCGGGCTTGAAAAGTTGAACTCATTCGTAAAAATGGCCGTTTTTAACCAATGTTTCAAATCGAATGTGCAGGTTTTGCATATTTCAACCATTTTCGTGACGTGCCGAAATTGCTCTTGTGCGGCGAACATATCGGTGAGGTCACCGATATGGCGGTATGTAGTGCTTGCCATAATAACCTCCTTACTGATTTTGCAAGGCCGCCTTCATGCGGTCAAAGAAAAATTGAATCACCTTGCCGATGGTCTCATCGGTGATGGCCCAGCTGATGAGCCTACCGTATTTGCTGGCGCTGAGGGCGGCCCGGAGCATCTTGACGACCCACGCCTTACGCTCTGCGCCGCGCTTTGTCCCCTGAATCTCCTGCTCGGCCCTCTCGATGAGGTCCAGCACCAGCGGCTTTACCGCTGCGCCATAGCCCAGCCGGATGCAGCCCAGGGCGTAAAAGATAAAGCCGCCCAGCATGAGAACTGCCGCCACCGGGGCGGGAATAACGCCCAAAATGTTATTGATCGTTGCCATGTATTACTCTCCTCTCTCTTTTTCGAGGTCTGCAATGCGGTGGTTTGCCACCTTCATCTGCTCTTCGAGCACCGGCACACGCTGGGCGAAGTTGTTGTGCGCCCGGACTTCCCGGGTCAGCTCCTCCAGCTTTGTTTCGGTCACCGCCTGCTGCTTGTCCAGCTTGGCGTCCATGCTCTGGGCGGTGTGGTTGTTGGAGACGATCACGCCGATCAGGCTCAGACCGCCGGTGATAATGGCTACGATGATTGCTTCACTCATGCGCCCTCCCGAAGACGGGTCAGGCCCTTCTTGCGGATAATTTTCGGGTAGTTGACGGTCGTGACGTCGAGGTCCACCGGCCCGTTGATGCCCGGCACGCTGCCCTTGCTGGTGTGTTGGTGGGCGTTGTACTTGAACCGCACCTTCGGGGTCTTGCCTGTGTAGTCAGCCAGCCATACATCCCACCGCCCTGACAGCCTTGCCATATCCAGATGGGCGTTGGCGTAGCTCGTGTAGGTGTAGAGCTGGGCGAAGAAGCCCATCTTCTCGATCTGCTCCAGATGGTAGGCTGCCAGATTGGATAAGTCTCCATAGGGCATCCCGACAAGATTCAGCGATTCCAGATCCACCGCTACCGGCATGGTCAGCTCCTTGCCCCGCAGCGCCTGCCGCAGTGCAGCCAGCTCTTCGTCAGCCAGCTTCTCACAGGAGGCGTCAGTGTAGTAGTACACGCCTACGTCCAGCCCTGCCGCTTTTGCGTTGGCATAGTTGTCCTCGAAGGTGGGGTCGATGTAGGGTACACCGTTGCGGTTCCCTACGGCCCGCAGCATCGCGCCTTTGTAGCCTGC